TCCGCAGTTCGGACACATGGATTACAATATGGATGTTGGTATTATGCGATTGTATCCAAACTATTCAGGACTTTATGAGTGGAGAGTAGGCAACATTTTAGGTTATTTATTAAACGTGCCTATTCACAAAACTGTAGCTGATGAAGACAATACAGAATGTTTATTTATTAATAACCCTGTTGAATTTAATTACAGACAGATTGATATAGCACCTAATGGTGAATTTGATTTAGAAAAAAAGGAAGAAGAGGATTATCCTGATGAATGTTACTTCTATGTTCAATATGAATCCGAGATAGGAGCTTTTACTTTTGATAAGGACTTATTCCGTCAACAAGTGAGCACCTCATTAACAATTAAAAATTTAACCGACAAGCCTAATAGGATTGTTCAAATATGGAGAAGATATAACCCTAACTATGGAACTATTAATTAAGAGACTACAAGCCAAGGAAGCTGAGATAGCTCAGTACCTAACTATAATTCAAACTTTACAACAACAACTTAAACTTAAAGAAGAGGAGTGCAACCAATGTACGGAAAACGAAAACCCAAAAAACCAAAACCAAAACCAAAAAAAGGATAAGTAATATGAACTTTGATTTGATTAAAAAGGTATATGGCTACGCTATGATTAACATACCTTTATACTGGATTGTAATTGCAGTTATAGTTACCGCCATAATTTTCTAATGAAAGACGTTAACGAGATTAATCTCGAAATCGAAAGAATACACGCCGATATAAAATTACTAGAACAGTCTATTGATACAATAAAAAATAATCATTTAGCTCACATACAAGATGACGTTGACCGCATCCAAAAGATTATGTGGGCTATTGGTTTCGGTGTATTCACACAATTCATCATCGTTATAAGAGATTTAATAATATGATACTCGACATAGTGAAGCTTGCTATTGGTGCAGGTTCTCACATCATGGGTAACAGGCAAAAACGCAAAATGTTGGAGTCTGATGCAGCGTTAAAACACGCTGAAATGATGGCGAATGGTGAAATAGAATACCAACAAGTTGTTAAACAATCTCAAGACAATGGATGGAAGGATGAATTCGTTCTTATTCTTATATCACTACCAATTCTCGTTTTAATATGGAGCATCTTTAGTGATGACCCAAGTATCAAACAGAAGATAGATATTTTCTTTGAACAGTTTGGAAGTTTACCAATGTGGTATCAAGCACTCTTTGTTGGAGTTGTAGGTAGTATCTACGGCCTCAAAGGAGTTGATATTTTTAGAAACAATAAGAAATGATTTACGTATTATCAATAATGCTGTGGTTCGTAGACACTCCTAAAACCGATATGCAATACTGGCAACACCAATCGTTTGAAACAAAGTGGGATTGTTTAGAATATCTAGCAGACAATAAAGTTACTATTGTTGATACTGTACTTGAAACCTTTAGAGAAGTAGAAGGCAAGAAACTTAAAAACTTTGAGTTCTTTTGTGAGAGCCAAAGCTTCGTAATGGACGTATGAAACTAAGTGAAAATACCTCCATCTCGATGCCTGCTCGCAACCTTATCACTATTGTTGCTGCTTGTATTGCTGGTGCTTGGTTCGGGTTTGGAGTCATTGAGCGACTTAATATTATAGAGACAGAGCTTCAGCTAATGAACTCTGATTTACTGAAAGCTGCATCACAAACACCTATCGACCAAGAGCAATATATGCTTTTAGAATTTATATCTAAAGAGCATGACAAGCTTAAATCTGACGTAGAAGAAAAACTACCAAAAGTTGATAGTATTGATATGCACGCTCAATTCTTAGAAGAGCGCATTATAGATTTAGAAACTTTAACTGACAAACTGAGAGGTAACGGAACGCATGATTGAAGTCGTATTCGCTATCTTAATGATTAGCAATGGAAAGGTGATTGAGTATGTCCCTACGAGCGGTATGGCTGACTGCCTCGAGCAGAAACGCATCGTATCTCGCCAGATTGGGGAAGAGCAACAGGGCATTTCCATGCAATGCAAACAGATTAAAGCAGAAGTTGAGATTGATATGGGAGAACGTAAGCGGATTTTAAAAATAATAGAGGATTAAATGGATAAACCAGACACTATCGAGTCAATCGTTGAAGAACTACCCATCTTGTTAGTACGACAAGCTTATAAAAAATTAAAAAGTGGTGATGACCTTACCGCATCAGAAATGAAAGTATGTCTTGAAGTTTGTAAAACATACAGCTCAGAAGACATAGTTAAAAAGGCAAACAACATATTAGAAGAAGTGCCTTTTGATGTAGATGAATAAGATACAAAACTTTAAAAACTTTTTGTATTTATGTTGGAAACATCTGAACTTACCAGAGCCAACACCAATACAATACGATATAGCTGATTATCTGCAGGCAAAAGACAAACGATTAGTCATTCAGGCCTTCAGAGGTGTCGGTAAAAGTTGGATTACGTCAGCTTATGTCTGTCACCAATTACTATTAAATCCTAATAGGAATATTTTAGTTGTTTCTGCGAGTAAAACTAGAGCCGATGACTTCTCTACGTTTACACAAAGGCTCATTGGTGAAATGCCAATGCTACAACACCTAATCCCCCGGGATAACCAAAGACATTCAAAGATTAGCTTTGATGTTGCACCTGCTAGAGCTTCACACGCTCCAAGTGTTAAGTCTATGGGTGTTACAGGACAGCTTACAGGTTCACGTGCAGATTTAATTATTGCTGATGACGTTGAGAGTGCAAACAACTCTCAGACACAACTGATGCGTGATAGATTAAGTGAAACAGTTAAAGAATTTGATGCGATTATAAAACCAGAAGTAGGTCGCATTGTATTTCTAGGGACACCACAGACAGAGATGTCTTTATATAACTCCTTAGAAGAACGTGGTTACAAGACACGTGTATGGCCAGCTCTTTATCCTACAAAAACACAGACCGTAGGGTACGGACAAAAGTTAGCTAAAGTTATTGCTGAGAATAAAACTTCAGAAGGTAAGCCTACAGACCCAGATAGGTTTAACGAAGTTGATTTAATGGAACGTCTAAGTTCGTATGGGCGTAGTGGTTTCAATTTGCAGTTCATGTTGGATACAACATTGAGTGATGCGAACAGATACCCGCTCAAACTAAACGACCTCATCGTAGTTTCAGGTTGCTCTTCATGGAAAGAAGCACCTGCAAAAATACAATGGGCTTCCGGGCAAGACCAAATTACAGCGATTAGCTCAGATACACCAAATGTGGGTCTTAAGGGAGACTACTTCACCTCTTATTTATATATGAGTGAAGAATTTGCGCCTTGGGAGGGAACAGTTATGTCAATTGACCCATCAGGGCGTGGAGAAGATAGAACAGGTTATGCAGTTATGAAAATGTTGCATGGTGTTTTGTATCTTACAGCTATTGGCGCACTAGAAGGTGGCTATAGCACAACCACATTGGAAGACTTAGCGCACATAGCTAAACGCCAAGACGTTAATTATGTCGTTATTGAGAGTAACTTTGGTGATGGCATGGCAACACAATTGCTAAAACCTATAATGTCTAAGATACATCCATGTGAAATAGAAGAGGTCAGACACAATATACAAAAAGAGAAACGTATTATTGATACCTTAGAGCCCATTATGAATACACACAGGCTCGTAGTTGACCACGATATTATCAAAAAGGACTTTGAGTTACCTCCTGACCATCAATTGTTTAGACAAATGACACGTATCACACGTGATAAGGGAGCTCTTAGACACGATGACCAAATAGATGCAATGGCAATAGCTGCAAACTATTGGGTTGAGCGTATGGATAGAGACCAAGTGCTGGCATTTGACCAACACAAAGAGGAGCAACTTGATAAACAGCTCGAGATATTTATGGAACACACAATTGGCGGAACACGCAAAGGAGATAATTGGTTATGAATTACGATGATATAAAAGAGAGCATTAAGCTACACGAAGGATACCGGCTGATGCCCTACAAATGCACGGAGGGACACTTAACTGGTGGGGTAGGCCATAAGATAAATGATGGTGAGGAAGTACCGACTACAAAAGAAGGTTGGTTGAAGTTATTTGATAAGGATTTTGAAATAGCTCTTAATGGAGCTAGGAGACTCATAAGCGAAGAAGATACACACCCGCAAGCATTCGGTATCATAATTGAAATGTGCTTCCAATTAGGTGAATTTGGCGTGTCAAAATTTAAGAAGATGTTAGCTGCAGTAGAAGCTAAAGAGTATTTTGATGCAGGTTGGGAAATGAAAGACAGTAAGTGGAACGAACAGACACCTCATAGATGTGAAGAGTTATCTATGCGTATGCGAAATATTTCATAAAAAAATATGAAGGGGTATATCGTATGTACTAGACGAATTTTTCCCCGTGTGGGGGCACGTGCGCCCGTGGAAAAGTTGTTGCGTTGCCTATAGTTTGCGCAATTTTTGCGTATAATAACAAGCGATTGCATATCAATTGGCAAACTGCAAATATAATATTTGTGTATCTGTTTGCTATA